GATGATGCATTATCGTACTTCCAAAAACTAGCGGAAGAATAATTATACGGGGGTCAAACGACCCCCTTTTTTTATGGTATTATATTTGTATTTTCAGTAGAAGCAAGATTTGATGAGATATAGGCGACATTTTTTTCATACCTTACAACATCTCTTAAATCATTGATAAATTGTTGTAAAAATTCAATTCTTAAAACATCTATTTTTCTTTTTCTTTCATTTTCCAATATTTCAAATGTAAAATTAGTTACTGGAATTGCTATTTTATCATTTATTGTATACTCGAATTTATCATCTAGTTGAATATCACCTTGCTCTGATTTAAGGGTAAATCTATTCTGATATCTTAGTGAACTACCATCTACTTTAAAGTGTTCATCGACGATTATATCTGCTGGTAAAATTTGTCGATTTTCGCTATCGACAATTTCTTGTGTAAGATAATATTTTATTTTATTCATTTCAATTTCTGAACCATATTTGTTTTTAGCAAAGTCATAAATTTGACTATCAGATATTGGCCATTCATTAGTAATATTTGTAATTCCTGCAGTTAATATCACCACATAATCTAATGTGGAATCACCATATAAATCATTAGCAATTGTATCTGGTCTATCTCCATCTTTAATAATATACTTATTAAAAAGACTCACATTATTTCTTAAAGACTCAACTAATTTACTTCTACGAAAAATATTTTTAATTGCAATATAATCTTTTGTAGAATTTTTATCAACCAAAGGTGATTGATATAATATATTTGGCAATTCTCTGAAATATCCCATTAGTAACCTACTCCCATTCCTGCCAAGTTACCCTCATTTTCTTCATAATCTTCAGCATATATTGGATTTATTTCTTTGAATGTTAAATTGACCCTAATGGCAACAGGTGTACCATCAGCGTATGATGCATAAGTGCCTGCATTGGTATAATTAACAGACATTCCTGTAAGTGCACATATCTTAAAAGCATGTAAAAAGGGATGATCACCGCCACCATGTCGATACTGAAGTGAAAATAAATCTGGTGATTTAAGAAATATACCTGTAGCTGATGATCCATTAAAACCATCAGGACCACCTGCTTTTGGTGCCATTGATTTTTTTAGATTTCTAATTATTGATTTAACAACCAACATTTCATCACTATTACGAGGTGTAAATGTAACACTGAAGGGGAATGATCTTAAGGTCATTCCTTGAAATAATAATTCTAAATTAGAATTAAGAATTTGACCTGTAGATCTTGATAATATACTTTTTTGAGATACATTTGATCCTAATGCATTAATTGCAGCACCTGATATTGATGCTCTAATCGCTGCATTTACATCTGGTCCTAATCCTGAACCTGTGAAATCTATCCCACGTTGTAGTGCTTGAGTTGCTGCTTGTGCTGATTGTACAGCTCCTTCACCTATATTACCCTGCATAAATTTTTGAGCGACTGATAAACCCGCTAATTCAAGAGCATTTAATGTATCTTCACCCCAAACGACTTGATTGGCATCATTCACTTCTTGAGGTATTGGCAATTCAATATAATATAAAATTTTACTATTTTCAAGCATTCTTTGATTAGCTGATTTAAAGTCAGTTTCAATCGTTATTGGTTTGCGTTGACCTTCTTTTGCATTACCTTCGGGAAACGTAGGTATATTATTACCCGTTAAAACATCAACTTTTGCACCTGGTTTTATATATCCATTCACATCTAAATTAGCTTCATTTTCAACCCCAATAAAATTTTTTATTTCAATTGAGGCACTTGGATCACTATTTGCAGGTGGAATATATTCAATGCATCTAATAAGTAACGTATCTCCCGTTTCTTCACTTGGAGATCGTGCAATCGGATATGACATATAAAAAGCGTTTGCATCATTAGTTTTATGTGTTTTAGGATCAAATTTCTTCTTTTCAGTTGTATCACTTCCAATTTTTCCAGCATGAAGAGTTACATCACTATTACCATTTTGTTTTTGAAGATTTTCTGCTTTTACTCTAGCACCGTTTGTTTCGTTTGCTGTTGTCATCGACCTTTATACTTGTATCAACTATTTAGACGTATTCTACCAAAAGGAATAGATCGTAAGTCACGAAGCTCCATTTCATCAACTTGATATAACCCTCCAACTACTTCTGGAAAAGTGTATTGTCTTACTTGACCCCAGTGAAAATTGATTCCTCTGAAACCCCATTGAAAAACATCGGTGACTGCAACAAGAGGGTGAGCGTCATATCTGATATTAGGTGTTTTTGGTTGATATATAAAAACATAATAATTACCTGCCTCTGGCACATTACTACCTTCCGTCAATACGTTTAATATTTCTGTTGCTAAATCATCGGGATTCTCCGTCCCAATTAATTCCTTCATTAAAGGGTCGATGCGACTCATATTCCTAACTCTTTTTCTGTAACTACCTTGAACTCCCACTGACGATCAGCACAGAACTCCCGTGCCATCTTCCATTTTGCTTGATTCTTTGCATATTCATACGCCTCACGAATATATCCTTTTGTCTGCCTTTTTGGTTTGACTGGTGGTTTTGTTTGCTTCGCTGGTTTGACTTCAATTACATATCTTCTCACTTTTCCACCTCTTTCTTTAACTTTCATATAAAAATCTGGAAAGTAACGGTGCACACGATTATCAATTGGAGAACGATATGGTATTGCGATTTCTTCACTTGCCCACTCTAGAATATTATTATTTTTATCACAGTAAACCATAAATTTTCTCTCCCAAAGTGATCTATAGATGATGTTTGTTGGATCACCTTTATATTTTCTGGGATAAGAGGGATAGTATTTTCCCTTATAAGACATCTAAATAGGTATGATATGTAATTTTATTTAGAGTGCCAGCACCAAGACCAAGACAAATAGCAGATATATTACCTAAAATACAAAATGTTGCACAAACTTCACATTTTCTTGTTAAATTTGTGTTGCCTAATAGTGATTTAAGAAGATTTTTAAGAAAAAAAGGAATAGAAGATAGATTTATTGCAGATGATGTGGGATTATTATGTAGTGACGCTGTTTTACCAGGTAGTGCATTAGCGTCAATTAATACTGCTGGTGATTATCAGGGATTGATAGAGAGGTTTGCCCATACAAGAAATTTTACGCAGATAAATTTAGAATTTTATGTTGATACTGATTATAAATCCCTCAAATTTTTAGAGCATTGGATTGAATATATTTCAGGAGCAGCAAATGATGCTGATCCTTCATCTGATGTATATCATTTTAGAATGAGATATCCCAAAGAATATAAAACAAATGAAACAAGAATAGTTAAATTTGAGAGGGATTATAATCGATTTATTGAGTATCGATTTGTTGGTTTATTTCCTTTATCTCTAAATTCGACAAGAGTATCATATAAAGGATCACAGGTGTTAAAAGCAACTGCTTCGTTTAGTTATGATCGATATGTGTGTGGTGAATCATCATCACTAGCAAGAGTGTTAGGTAAATTATTTAATGACAGGGGTAATGAGGTTTATAATATTGCAGGAAATGATATGATTATAAATGATGCGAACAGGTTGAATAAGAGTATAAAAGGTGGATCAAATAATTCCAGATCTAACAATTCAAATCAAGATTTAAATATTATTAATCAATCTTCTACACTTAATGCATTTGGTAATTATCCAGTATCTGGAAATATTGTGAGTGAAGGTAGGAAAGTATAGTCGAAAAAGCACTATAAATAATGACACTGAAGTGTAAATTATTATGCCATTACCAAGTATTGCAACTCCAACTTATGAGATTATCCTTCCATCATCTAATCGAAAAATAAAATTTAGACCTTTTTTAGTAAAAGAGGAAAAGATTTTAATTCTTGCGATGGAAAGTCAAGACACAAAACAAATAGCATCTGCTGTAAAAAATGTCTTAACACATTGCATACTCACAAAAGGAATTAAAGTTGATAAATTATCTACTTTTGATATTGAGTATTTGTTTTTAAATATAAGGGGAAAATCTGTAGGTGAAATTATTGAAGTCATGGTAACTTGCCCTGATGATGGAAAAACACAAGTTCCAATGTCAATTAACATTGATAGTATAAAAGTGCAGAAGGATAAAGATCATTCTCCTGATATTAAACTAGATGATCAATATACTTTGAGAATGAAATATCCATCTCTAAATGAATTTATTAAAAATAATTTTGATGCTGGTAATTTAAAGGTAGATGATACATTCGATTTAATAGCATCTTGTATTGATCAAGTATTTTCTGACGAAGAATCGTGGACTTCTGATGAATGCACTAAAAAAGAATTAATTGATTTTATTGAACAGATGAACTCATCGCAATTTAAGAAAGTTGAAAAATTCTTTGATACAATGCCAAAATTACAACATACTGTCAAGGTGATTAATCCGAATACCAATGTTGAAAGTGAGGTTAATATAGAGGGGTTACAAAGTTTTTTCGGATAAGTATGGCACATGAAGATCTTGCGTCATACTATAAACTCAATTTTGCCCTCATGCAACATCATAAATATAGCTTGACAGAGCTTGAGAATATGATGCCGTGGGAGAGGGAAATATATGTTTCATTACTCCAACAATACATTGAAGAAGAAAATCTAAAAGCACAACAAGAACGTAATGGATGAAGAACAAGCACTAGCTTCACCACTAGCAGGTAATTTAAGAGGTATCAGAAGAAGTGTATCTTCTAGTATCTTTGCAGGTCGTCCTGTCGCACCAGCACCGAAACCTGATCCAGAAACGACTTCTTTACTTTCTCAAAATTCATTAGCATTATCAAATGTATCTGAACAGTTAAATACAATTAACAGAAGTATTTCTGTCTTATCAAATTCACTTGCTACAATACAGCAAAATTTAGCACTTAGTGATCAACTTGAAAGACAAAGAGAGGCAGCAAAACAAAAGAGAGAAGCAATATTAGCAGAGCAAGGTTTAAGAGAAGGTAAGGAAAGTGAGTTGGAGAAAAAAGTGCAAAATGCTCTCTTCTTTCCCGTGAGAAGAATAGCACAGAAAACACAAAGCATTTTTTCTAGATTAACATCATTTTTACTTATATTAGTTTCTGGTTGGTTGACTCAACAAACGTTTGATTTCTTAAAATTAAAATCAGAGGGTAATGTTGAAGGTTTAAGTCGATTTAAGCGAAAATTTTTAAAGGATCTACTTTTTCTTGGTGCTACATTTACTATATTCTTTATTGCAATTAAAAAGATTCTCGCATCAATAGGAATCATAGGATCTCTAGCGTTAAAATTTGTTGTTGGAAATATTTTATTTGCACCATTTAAAGCTGTAGGTAATTTTATAAAAGCTGCCATAAGCAAATTTAGTAAGCAACTTGTTATTACTTTTAAGAATCTTGTTAAAAACGCACCAGAATTACTTAAGAATATCAAAGCTGGTGCACCAGAAGCTGTAAAAAATAGTGATAATTTTTTACGTAGAATTTTTACAAATTTATTCGGAAACCGTCTTGCAAAAGAAGGTGTTGAGAAAGGAGCGAAAGAGGGTGCTAAAAACCTTGGGTTTTCATTTTTGGGAATTGATGCACTTATTGATACTGGGTTCTCTGCGTTGGATATAAGAAATGATTTCAAAAATTTAGAGGAGAAAGGATTAGATACAAGTGGAAATAAAGCAAAAACTGTTGCTGGAGAGGGTGGTGGATTAATTGCTAATTTAACAGTGCTTGGTGCAGGATTAGTAGCATTTCCAGAAGTAAAGTCATCTTTATTAGGTGGTATTATTTTATCAATTATTGCATCACAAACTGGTGAAAGTATCGAGTCATTATTAAAAAAGGGATTAGGTGTTGATAGAGAATCTATCAATGAAAAAAGTCAAGAAATTAAAGAAAATAATCAAATTCAATTTGAAAAAAAAGATGATAATGTTGATGAATCTGTATCTTTCTTGAAGGGAATGAAAAAAGATATGTCAGCTGATAAAATTGCATCTTTAGTGGACGCTGCCCCTCAAATTATTAACATGGATTCTGGGGGAGGTGGTGCAGCAGATAATGGTGTGGCGATAGCAAGTAACAAACCCTCTGTTACTATACCTTTTATATTGTCATCTGATACAACAAACACTTCTCTCATATTATCTGAATCCTTATATAATGTAGCTTAATGTCAATAGAAGAAAGAAGAAATTCAGTTTTAAGATCGTCGATTAGTATTAAATCGATACAAAAGACTATTGGTTCTTTTCAAGAGGGATTAACAAAAGCAAAGACTACCAGTGGTGAGATAGTAAAACAAACTAGAGAAAAAAATTTATTTAAGAGCAAATTAGTAAGTCAAGATAATAAATTTTTTCAACAAAGAAGAGAAAATGTAAGAAGAAGAGAAAGGGAAGATGAATTAGAATCTGCATCTACAACTGGTGTTACTAAGAAACAAGGCAATATAATTACAAGAAGTACAAAAGGATTTTTAGGTAGAGTCTTAGACTTTTTTGCAATCTCATTATTAGGATTTTTTGTAACGGTATTGCCAGGTTTATTAAAGAAATTTTCATTTTTCATAATACTGATACAAAAATCTGTTGAGGTATTAAAGTTTTTTACAGATGGTCTAGCTGATTTTCTTGTTGACATTCAAGAGGGTTTATTTAGACAGATTGAAAAAATAAAGAGAGTTGATTTTTCTGAATTAAATTTCAAGTTAAGAGAGAAGACTGATGACCTTGTTAATGGATTACTTAAATTAAATCGTAATCTTTTTCAAGGTGGTAAATTATTTTCTGATCTAGCTAAGGATATAAACCAAGAATCTTTACCTATTCTTGATGAGATATCAGAGGAGGAACAAAGAGCACAGGATGCTAAAGACTTTCTTATAAACGAAGGAATGGATCAAGATATTCCAGAAGAAGAAAGAAATAAAATTTTAGATGGAATAAAAGATATAGAAGATGGTAGAAGAGGAACTGATGAACAAACAGGCTCAATTACCCCATCTCAACAAGAAGATAATAAGAATTTAAAGAAAGATAATTTAAATAAAAATATATTTGATCGATTTAATTTCTTTAATAGACCTAAAAAAGAAACACCAGGTCCTCCTATTGATAAAGATCGTGATAATAATAAAAAAGAATCAATTTCTAATAATAATGTAGATGAAAATAATGTAGATAATAATCAGAAGATAAGTGACAAGGATGTTAATGATGCATTAAAAAATATTACTAATAATTCTACTCTTGCAAGAGCTAATGAACAAATCGAAGCTGCTAAAAATTCTAATGATGATAATGAATTTGATCTTGAACCAGAGGAGGGTTATGTTAATATTGATGGTATGTTTGATCCAGTGGGTACATCAAATAAAAGAAAAAAAACAGAATTTGGACCTGGTGAGTTTGATAATGTCATAGTAGTGAGTAAAACTCCCCCACCTGATACAATATCACAAGACAGAAAATCAGATACAATCATAGTGATGAATAATAATAATATGGATTCTGCTAGTGTAAATACTAGTGGTGGTGGTTCTTCATCTACTAACATTGCGATGAATACTAGTAATGATAAAACGACTATGAAAAAAATACAATCAAAAATATTATCTGGATATTAATGGCTGCTATCGATAAATCAATATATGAGAAATTTATCATCGAATCTGTCGATGGTACTAAAACTGTGGACATATCTGCAGGGGTAGTTTGTTTTTCTTATTTTGAGAATTTATTTTCTCCATATATTACTGCAAAAGCTGTTATTGTCAACACGGGTAACACAGTGTCTGATGAAAAGGGAGTGATGCAAAGTTTATATAATGGACTTCCTTTAAGAGGGGGTGAGCGAGTCATAATGAAAATTGCTGGTAATTCTGAAATTAATAATGGTTTAGATTTTTCAGACAATCCAGAAAAGTACTTTTATGTTGCATCAATTACTAATGTCTTATTGGATCCCGAAAGCGAGACATTAGTATTAAATCTTTGTTCTAGAGAGGCATTATCGAATCAAACAAGTAGAGTTGGAAAGAAATTTCCATCTGCACAAAAAATTTCAGATTCCGTTCAAGATATTATAAAAAATTATCTGAAATCAGAAGATAAAATTAATGATATAGATGAAACACAAAATCCTTACGGATTTATTGGCAATATGAAAAAACCTTTTTCAGTTATAACGTGGTTAGCATCAAAATCTGTTCCATCCTCTGGGGGTAAGGATGCTTTGGCTGGATATGTATTTTATGAAACACAATCTGGTTTTAATTTCAAGGCATTAGATAATTTAATGAAATCTGATCCTATCGAACAAACTTATTTTTTCACGCCTGGTGTTATTAATAAATTTGACCCAAATAAAGATTTTAAAATATTAGATTATACTATGGATCGTAATCAAGATTTGATAGGTAAATTAGAAAGAGGTGCTTATTCAAGTGTGAGATATTATATCAACCCAGTATCATTTAAACCAAATTATGATCGTATTTTTAGAAAAAATCAATATATCGAAGCACCAACACTTGGTGATAAAAATATTGAAACTTTTAACGCAGATAGTAGTGGGAAAGACATAGGTAATCTACCATCAAGAATATTTACCGCTATGTTAGATATTGGAACTGTTGAGAGGGATGCAGATGATAAAGGTTGGGATGATGCGTCTGAGAGAAATGCAGATCCAGCAAGAATACACGCTCAATCTATGATGAGATACAATCAAATATTTACTCATATTATTGACATATTAACACCATTAAATACAAACATAACAGCAGGATCTTTAATGAAATGTGAATTTCCAAGAATTGATAAATCAAAAAGAAAAGAGTCAGATCCTGAACAAAGTGGACTATATATGGTGAAGGAATTATGTCATTATTTTGATAGTAAAGGATCATATACTAAAATGAAATTAATAAGAGATACTACGGGAAGAAAATGATAGAAAATAATTTACTAAAAACAAATTTTCTAGGGAAGGATGGATTTAGATGGTGGATTGGTCAAGTTGCACCAGAGGATGCACAGGGAAATCAAATCAATCAAATTGGAAAATCTTGGGGAGCAAGAGTAAAAGTAAGGATATATGGTTATCATCCTGCAGATGAAGAGGAATTACCAAATAAGGATTTACCTTGGGCACAAGTATTATTAACATCACAGGGAGGATCGGGTAAAGGTGGACGTTCTAAATCACTTCGAGTATCGCCAGGTGATACGGTTCTAGGATTTTTTCTGGATGGTGATGATGCACAATTGCCTGTTATATTAGGTCTTTTTGCATCAACAGGTCAAAAATTTGGTGGTAATAAAGAATATAAAAATCCATTTGAACCATTCACAGGGTATACAAGTAAAGTGAAACCTGGTAATTATATAATAAAAAATGAAGATGGAGGTCAAACTGGAAAGAATAATCAAAAATCTCCTAGATGTGTATCAGAAGAATTATGTAAGAAACTTGAGCAAGAATCAGGATTTATAGAGGTGCCAACCTCAAAGGTTATTGGAAAAATTGTAACTGTGGCAGGTGGTGATGAGATGAGGGAAATTCAAAATACATTAAAAAATGGTGTACTAATTGCAGGAAATCTTTCACCCACACAATTACTGCAATTAAAATCTGGTATGTCTAAAAAGATAAGTGGTATTGCGAATGGTCTTGTTGGACCAATGGTATCTAATACATTTAAAGATTTAGCACCAGTATTAAATGATGGATTAGCAGGATTATATCAGAGAGTTTTTACAACTGTATTGAGTGCCACAAAAAATTCTGCCATAGCAAAAAAGGCAGGTACAGCAGCTCAATCGGCACTTATTAATCCTGTAAAAGCGTTGCAAGATAAATTACCTTGTGCTACGGAAGCAATTGGTGAAAGTATGTTAGGGTCAGTATCTGATTTACTTACACCTTTATTGGACAATGTTGAAAACTATGTCCCTTGTATAGCTGATCAATTTACAGGTGCTTTATTTAACAAAATTATTGGTGGTATTGAAAAAGAAATTGGTCCTTCACTTGGGGGAGTTGGCACAATTTTAGGTGGATTTGATATGATTGGAAATTTAAGATCAAAGGCAGAAGGATTAATAGGAATCACAGAGGCATTAAAATGTATAACACCAGATGATACAAGTAAGGAGTCTAATTTTTGGGTGATCGGAAAAGGTGCAACTAATGTTGCAGGTGTAACTGCCGAAACAATTTTAGGGGTTGCAAACATAGCAAGAGAAATACAAGAGACTGCTGGATCACCACAAGGAGTTCTTGGTAGTTTGATAAGTGATGTTGGTGCATTTGATTTTATGAATACAAATGTAAGCACTGAAGGATTTAGTAGTGTGTTGGGTGAATGTTATACAGGACCACCTCTCAATTGTAAAGGTGTGAAGGTGAATGTCTTTGGTTCTGATGGTGGAGGGGTTGATGCAAGACCAATCATTGGTGCATTGGTTCCTGATGCTCTAGTTGGTCAAACTGGTAGTCTTATTGGTATTGAATTAGTAAATTCTGGTAGTGGTTATACAGTACCACCAATAGTTGAGGTGACTGATAATTGTGAAAATGGATATGGGGCGGTGGCAAAAGCAGTTATTGATTATGATCCATCATCTCCAACATATCAACAGGTGACTGATATTTACATAGTTTCATCAGGTGAAAACTATCCTGTTATTGATGACACAAATAGAGGAAATTATATCGTGGATCACGTTGTTGTTGTGAAACCTGGTATTAATTATTCCTCAAATGATGTTGTTAGAGATAATGAAGGAAATATCTATACATCAATCTTAGATACTAGTGGAAGAATTATAACAGTTATACCACCCAACCCCAAAATAAAAAATGTTACTCCTATCAAAAATATACCTGAATTAATCATAGAGACAGAAACTGGATCAGGTGCTATAATAAAACCAATATTGACATCAAGACCTGAATATCAAGGTGAAATAGTTCAAGTCATAGATTGCATAACTCCTCGTGATGGTATTGTTGGATATATCAATGGTGATCCATATTATGGTCCTTTCCATGTTCATCCAGATAGAGGTGTTAAGATGGTTGGAGTAGCACATACAACTTCTCCACACGCAATCATTTATGATACACCAGCGGAAAGTCGGGCAGCGGTGGCAGTCATTGCGTCTGGATCTAGTGCACCAACATTGATTGCAGAAACAACCACTGAATATGATGAACCACAAGTTGTAACACCAACTAATATGACAACTGTTACTCCAACTCAAACTCAGACATCAACACCATCATCCCCAAGTCAACCAAGTGAAGATGATTCTGGATCGTCTGGTGGTGGTGGATCATCTGGTGGTGGCGGTGGTTACTACGGTGGATACTAATAAATATTAATACGAGATTTAACAAATGGCAGAAAATTCTGATTTACAAAATTGGCAAGGCAGACAATGCGAATCCTTCGGACGACTAAGGATAGAGTCTGGTAATCCAGAATTAGGTAATGATGGATCCACTGTATATGCTTTAATAGCAGAGGGAACAAGTGGTAATACAAGTCATGTAAGTATGACAGAGGGTGGTCAATATAATATTCTAAATGATGATTGCATAACAATAACGGGTGGAGCAGAGAAAAATGGGGGAAAATGTATCAATTTAATTGGTGCAAATGGTGACGTAACAATTACAGCAATGGAAAATGGGGATATTCGGATCAAAGGAAAAAATGTTATTATTGATGCGGATGATAACATAAACATCCACTCTAAAAAAAATGTCAGAATTAGAGGTGATAGTAGTATATTTTTTGATACTCCAAATCTTGCAACTAACGCATTAACAGGAAATTTAGCACCCAGAGATGTTAGTTTTGGAGGTCTTGTTTTCAGAGGTACAAAAGTAGGAGGACCAGCTATTTCAGATGCATTTACAGGTGGTGCGTTAGAATCTCTTGCAGAGAAAGCGAAGGCAGAGATACCATCAATAAAAGATAAAATGAAAGATATTGCAGGAAATATTGATACTGATGCATTACAAAGTGGATTGCAAGAGGCAACTGGTGGGTTGCAAGATGCTTTAAGTAATTTTGGAGGATTTAGTTAATGCCAGGTTTTAATAAAGGTGTTGTTCCAAGTCCTCAGTATGGAGAAGATGCAAACCAATTTAGTCAAATCACAGAATTTACTAATGATGTTTACATTTATGGAACACTATATGCTGATATAAAAGCATCAGATCTTGATTTTGGACAATCTGTTGTATTTGATAATCTTACAATTACTAAAAGTTTTCTTAATGAAGGAACTTCAATCTTTAATGATAAAGTAGAAATAAATGCCCCACTTGATGTTGAATACTTAACTGTTTTTCATCAACATAATGTTGGTGCTGCTGGTACAGTATTTGTTGCAATATCATCAACTAGTGATGCGTTAGGAGTTACAGGAGGCAGAGTTGGTATTGGAACCACTCAACCTGATGCGATATTTCAAATAGGAAATGGTGATGAAACTGTAGTTGCAACTGATCTTGGCTCAGTTGGTATTGGAACTACACAACCTGTTGATAAATTTCAAGTTAACAGTGTAAATACTAGTTTTGTAGTCACTGGATTAGGAACTGTTGGCATTGGAACTACAAGTGTTGGTGGTGATTGGACGACTGAACCCTATAATGCAAATTATGATGGTGCAACACAGGGTGAATTAAAATTAGATATTCTTGGTAGTGTTCATATAGATCGAAATATTTACGACTCTCAAGGATCACCAGGTATCAATGGATATTATTTACAGAGAGATGCAAATGGTATTCGTTGGAATCAAGTGTCACCTGCTGATCTTGATGGAATTAGAGTACAGGATAATGGTGTTGATCTACCCATAGGAGGAACATCTCAACTTTTTTCACATCTCAATTTTGTACAGATAAACAGTCAAGGAACTGGCACTGACTCATTAGTTCCAATACCTAATACATCTAATCCAACAACTATTGCAGATATACAGACAAAAAGTTTTTGGGGATTTACATCTGATGAAGATATCTTCAGGATGTCCAAAGTTGGTATTAATAATAATTCACCATCTGCACAATTAGATATTACAGGGACTCTTCACGCAACTGGTAATGTTGATTTTGATGCTAATCTTAATGTAGATGCTGCCACAACACTTAATTCAACATTAGATGTAGATGGAGTAGCTACATTTAATGATTCAACTGACTCAAGCAGCACAAGCACTGGATCTGTCCAAATTGATGGTGGTGTTGGAATATCTAAAAAATTATTTGTAGGAAATGATACAAAAATTGAGGGCACAACTGAAAGCAGTAGTAAAGATACTGGTGCATTAATCGTTGAAGGTGGTGTTGGTATAGAGAAGAATCTTAACGTAGGTGGTGACACTAAAATTAATGGAACATCATCAAGCACTGATAAAGATACGGGTTCTCTCATAGTTGAAGGTGGTGTTGGTATAGAGGAAAATATTAATATAGGTGGATCAGGTGTAATCGCAGGTAGATTAGATGTTGATGATGGAACACAGTCAGATAACACAACAAGTGGTGCACTCGTGGTTGATGGTGGTGTAGGAATTGTTAAAAATTTAAATGTTGGGCAAAAAGCAAAAATCACTGGTAATTTAGAATTAGACGCACGGTTGATAGACTTTTTTAATAATAATGGTGTTGGTGTATGTAAAACAGATTATCGTTTATCATCTTTTGATGTTACAGGTGTTGGAGTGGGAGTTTCATGGAGACCATCTGGCGTACAGACAAAACGAACAATTTGGGTAACTAAAAATGGTTGTGATACAAACAGTGGATTATTAGAAGGAGATGCAAAATATACGATAGGTGCAGCTGCTGGTGTTGCCCAAGTAGGTGACACAATAAGAGTTAGATCTGGTACATATTTTGAAAATAATCCAATAGGTTTAAGAGAAGATGTTGCTATTAATGGTGAAGATTTAAGATTAGTTTTATTAATTCCAGAGAATAAAAATAAAGATTTCTTCCATGTAAGAAGAGGATGTCTTATTGAAAATTTAAGTTTCACAGGAGAAGCAATAACAGATGATCACACAAGTTGTGCAGCAGTCGCATTCCCCCCAACACAAACTGATATTGATGCTGGATTAGAGTTTCAGGCAGTCACAGGATTTACTGACGTAGGACCAGCTGATGAGGGATCATCAGGAAGATGGAGATCTCCATACATTCGTAATTGTACTAATTTTATGAAAAATAGTATTGGAATGAAAATAAATGGAGATCATGCAAATGCTAATAATAGTGGTTCAAATAATCTAGGACAAGATCTCAAATCAATGGTTTGTGATTCATTCACTCAATATAATGAGGCAGGTATTGGTGTATCTTTATCAAATAATGCATACGCACAATTAGTTTCTATTTTTACAATATGTTGTGATGTTGGCATTGCAGCAACATCAGGAGGACAATGTGATCTTACGAACTCTAATTCATCATTCGGTAGAATAGGTTTACTCGCTGATGGATTTGGAGATATAGAATTTGATGGCACAACATTAGGAGCAGTAATAGGAGGTTCTGATAGTGTCATTGTAAAGGATACAAGAGACTTTAATACTGGTTCTGGTGGAAGAAGATTTAGAACATCGTTTGATGGACAGGGTGCTTATTTTCATCTAAATATGAGCAATTATCCTGATAGTCCATCTTCCGTTACGGTAACAAAACCATTAGAATTAGTACGTAGTATAAAAGTAATTAATGGAGGTGCTGACGGAGATTACTCTGCTGCTGCCCCACCCATTGTTACATTGAGTGAACCACCTAATGGACCAGAATCCATCTTACCTGAATTTTCACCTAACGTAAGTGTTGCGGGGACAATCACATCAGTAGATATTATAAACAGTGGACGTAACTTCTTACCTGATCAATCATTAACTGTTAATATTTCTGGTGGTGGTAGTGCTCAATTACAGGTTGATATGGATCCAATATTATTTACTGTAAGTGAATCCACTGTTACAACCACTGTAAATAATGATGATGGTATTTCTGGGATTTCAACAATTACATTTAATGAATTTATACCGTACGCTATAGCAGATGATGTTAAAATTGAATTGGTCAGATTAAGTCGTATCATTACAAGTTCGCATTCATTTGAATATATCGGTTCAGGTAATGACATAAATACAGCTAACCCATTCCAAGCAGGTATTCCGATACCTGAAAATGAAGTTGTTGCAATTAATGGAGGACAGGTGCCTTTCACCAGCACCGATCAAAAAGGTAATTTCAGAATCGGTGATGGTTTGACAATAGATCAAACAACATCTACAATTAGAGGAAGAGACTTTAATAGAGCAATTCAAGCACAACTTACACCACTTATATTAGCACTTAATTAAATGGCGATAGCACCAGTCAATAAATTTATTAATATTGCAGTACCAGTCACACCTGGCAAGCAGAAACTTTATGAGGTGCCTACAGGTACATCAGCATTATTATTGTACCTACAAGTATCTAATGTTGGAATTGGGTCTACTTTTCCTAAAGTTACATTTACTCAACAAAGAACACAAAGAAGCACAGGAAATAAGAGAGAGGTAAGAGTAATAAAGGATGTGGAGATACCACCTAACGACGCTGCTATAATTGTTGATGGTAGACTTGTTCTAGAAAAAACTCCACTAGTCCTTGATAAGATTTTCATTGAGGGAAAACAACAACAAGTGGGGAATGTTGTATTCGCAGATTATCATGAACCAACTGGTATTGTTACCGTAACAACGAAGGATTCACATCCATTCAAGGCAGGAGATCCAATCGCTCTTGCGGGTCTTGCTTTTCAATGTATCGCTGGACAAACAGGTATTACTACAAATGTGTTTCCTGATCCTATACAATCATACACAGTCGAATCAATAACAGGGGTGGTGGGTGTTTCTAAAACATTTACATCATTTATTGGTAAATCTACACCACTGGGTATTGCAGGTAAGGATTATTCACATTTTTATAATTCTGCAATTCATTACTATGAAAGATCAAAAAGATTTCCCATTGAAGTTGTTTCCGCATCGAGTGGATCATTAGTTGATCAAATTGGAAGAACTGCATCCGCTGGCACACAAGCTACTGCCACTGCTGCTTTATCGAATATTAACAGTGGTGCACTAACTGGTAATTTAAATATCACAAATGGTGGTGCTGGTTATAAAAGTGCTCCAACAGTAACTATTTCAGGAGGAGGTGGTACAGGAGGATCTGCAACTGTTACGGTCAACACTAACGAGATAATCACTCAAATATCATTGTCTGGTGGTCAAAATTATACGTCTGCACCAACTATAACTATTGGTGCTCCAGATGGTACCACTTATGATCCTACTTCAGGTACTTTAAGTGTTTTTGCGTCTAATCATGGATTTTCAAATGGTGATAAAGTAAGATTAAAAAATGAGAGTTTCGCTTTCACATGCACCACTGATGGTAATAGTGCGGTCAAAAAATATCCACGAAAGACTGGTGAAAATCAAAATGTAGGAAAACCTGATTTTGCATACGGTAAAATATTGGAGGCGGGTGTTATAAATCCAAATCGAATTGAGATTTTTATTGGTAAATCATCAGATGAAACCGCTCATACTTTTGTCGCAGGACAATCTTTATCAAATAATGTTATTAAATTAGGATCACAACTTGACATTGTGAGAGCAATATATTATGGTGGAGGTGATGATACTCAGAATGGTGTGCTTAGTCCTGATCGTAAAGTTGTAGAGGGTAAAAATTTAGGAGCGGGAGAATTGTTATTAAGGTTTGCAAGTGCACATAATTTTACTGGTGGTGATAAATTAAGAATTATAGACAATGGAATATATTTTAGTTGCACAATGGATAATCGTGAAACAGAACACTCTTATCCTCGTGTAACTGATCCTGCTTCTGGGGCAGAATTAACTGTCAGATTGACAGATGCAGGTGGTTCAGCATTAGCAAATACAGAATTAATTGTGAACGTAGGAGAGAGTAAATCAGGTGGTTTCTTTGCTCCACTAGAAATGGAGTTGGTTGCAAGTATATTGGAGAATAGTACAGCATAATTATGGTCAAATATTTAAGTGGTAGAGTCAAGAGAACACCTCAAGATCAACTTAAAAATGATCGTTATGAGTATATTAATCTTGAACAAACAGAACCTAATCTAGCAGATCCCCCCACTGATTCTAATGATATTCCACCTGGTAGTAGATTTCAGTTAATATCAATACCTGGTCATCCTGGTCGAAGATATTGGGTGCCAATCGGTGGTGGATTAACAGAGGGTGCGATTACTGTTTTTGATGAAGGCACACAAGTAAGTGGGTTTAGTAGTGTAACTCAATTTAATTTTGTGGGTGCTGCTGTTACATCAAGTGTTAAAGTTCAGAGTCCATCTGGACATCCTGGTATTGCTGCAACTGTCACTGTTATACCTGTCACAGTCGGAACTGAACCACCTAACATTCCTCAACCTAACACAGGTGAGTTATGGTGGGAGTCTGATACTGGTGATTTATATGTATATTATGATGATGGAGATTCATCACAATGGGTCATGGCAAACGCTGGTGGTCAGGGGCAGAAAGGACAAAAGGGTGAGAAGGGTGCTATCGACGAAAAGGGAAATAAAGGTGATCAAGGTATTCAAGGAATTCAAGGAGTACAGGGAGTACAGGGAGACAAAGCAGGATTAGAATATAAATTTTCATCACAAACAAACATGACAGATCCTGGTCAGGGATTTTTAAAGTTTAGTAATGCAACCATTGGATCAGTTAATGCCATTGCTATTGATGCAACTAATCTTGATGGAATTGATTTTTCTGATTTTATAAACTCTTTTGATTCTGTAACTTCAACTATAAAAGGACATATCAGTGTGTCATCAAGCATTAATGCAGACACTACGTATAGCACTTTTGATATTACTGATATTACTGATAATGGTGGTTGGTTACAATTAACCGTGCAAAATCCAAATGGTTCAGCACCAACAAATAATGAACAAGTTGTAATTAATATTTCAAGAACTGGTGATAAAGGTCAAAAAGGTCAAACAGGTGATCAAGGTATTCAAGGTATTCAAGGTATTCAGGGTGTACAAGGTGATAAATCTGGATTAAGATATCAATTTTTAAGTGATACAACAACTCCACTTACAGATCCTGGTGATGGAAAATTTAGATTCAATAATGCTAATATTGCATCTATAGCACAGATAGCGATTGATAATCTAACAAAAGAGGGTACAAATGTATCTTCATTTATTAATAGTTGGGACGATTCAACTGATACGATTAAAGGTTATTTCATATTAAACTCAAATGTCAATGATGATAATTCTAATGTAACTTTTGAGATCACAGCAGTATCACAACAGTCTGGTTTCTTTATCATCACTGTGCAAAATGGTGTTGGTATATTACCATCAAACGAAGAGGAGTGTGTAATTAATTTCTCAAAGACTGGTGATAAAGGAGAAAAAGGTATACAAGGAACTGCTTCAATTACTAATAATGCGGATAATCGTATTATCACTGGATCTGATACAACTGCTCAATTAAATGCGGAACAATTTTTTACCTTTGATGCTAATAACCTATTAACAATAAAAAAATCTTCAACAACTGCTGATAATTCTGATTTTCTCTCAATTAGAAAGAGTGACAATACTGAACTGATGACAATCAGTAAACTTGGTGGTATTAAAGATAAAGACGGAGAATTAGGAACTTCAGGACAATTATTAAGTTCTACTGGATCTCAACTTAATTGGGTTGATGATCAGAACACAACATATGATCTAGCAACCGCAGATGGTGCTGTTGCAAGTGAGGAAAAAATAGAATTAACTGGGACTGATTCGACGACTGATCCTGTTATTTTAAAAGTTGGAAATGGTTTATCAATCGCAAGAGATAGTGATGGTAAAATTGTATTTACAAATACTGATACAGGTTCTAGCAGTAATAATACATTCTTAGGGTTGTCGGATACACCAGCAGATTTCACAGCAGACGCTAATAAAAGAATAAAAGTAAATCAACTTGCTTCACCTAATCAGGCTAATGGTGATGCACTTATCTTTGTAGATGATACATTTTTACAGTTAAATGATACACCATCTAATTTCACAGGAGATGCTAATAAACTTGTTGCAGTTAATGCTGGTGATGGTACAGACGGATCAGCATTAACATTTATTGAAGAAAAAGATTATACATTACCCGCTGGAGGTTCTAATAGCACTGATTTTGGAAATGGTAATGCTACCATCACTCTAACTGAAACCCAAGGATCTAGTGTTGTAGATGATACCGTAACAATTACTGCTGGCACTAATATTAAAATTGAAAACACTAGTGCAAATGGATTTACAATAAGTGCCAAAGAT